GTTTAATTAGATATAGGACTGCAATAGGTACAAGTCCAGATTTTTATCTAAGTGATGGAGATAATGAATATGCTATTTTAGGAATAAAAGAAATAGGTAGAAAAGATAAAATGCTTTTAACATTAGTTAAAAAAGATTTAAAAGATATATTCTCAAGTTAATGACTACTGAAGTTACAATAGATACAAAAGAGCTAAAAGAAATAGTTAAAAACTTAGAGAGTCTTAATATGTCTGATAGTAAAAATAAAACTGTTTTAAGGCAATCTATGAGAAAAGCAGCCAAGCCAATTTTAACGGAGTTAAAGGCTTTAGTGCCAAAAAAGACAGGGCAATTAAGAAAATCGTTAGCTATTATAAACGGAAAAAACAGGCGAGGAGTTTCTCCAAGCGTTTATATAGGTCCAAGAGTAAAAGGGGCTTATGCTAATATGAACAAAACTGGTTTCTATTTTTACTTTTTAGAATATGGTTTTAAAGGTGTTGCTGGTTTAAGGCTGTTGGATCAAGCCGCAAGAAGCAAAGGTCAGCAAGCTTTAAATGATGTAACAAATCAATTAAAAGGATTGATTGAAAAACGATTTAAAAAATAATGGAAGTAGGAAAAGTAATATATAATATTTTAAGTAATGATTCTAATGTTGCTCCATTGGTTACAATTGGCGGCGTTACTAGAATATTTCCAGCTAGATTTAAGTTTAGTCAAAATGATCCTACACTTCCATTTATAGTTTACCAAGTTGTAAGTGATATTCCTAATATGACAAAAAACGGAGTATCTACATACGACTATGTAAGCGTTCAAATTACTTTAGTTCATAGTAAATATAGTGATTTAATAACTTTGTCTGGTTTTGTTAGAACTGCTTTAGATTATGTTAGCGGTACTTATGATGGAGTTGTAGTTGATAAAATATTTTTTGAAAATTCTATTGAGTCTTTTGACGATACAAGCGGAACAAATGGAATTTATCAAATAGCACATGATTACAGATTTAATATAAATAGATAAATTTATGGAAACGTATAAAGTAAAAATAAAAAAAAATATAGAATGCAGAGAGGTTGAATATCAAGAGGGTCAATCTTATGATGTAGTTAGAGCAGTTTATAATTTTTTAAAGCATAATAACGCAATAGATAATAAAAAAAAGCAATCTAAAAAGAAGAACAAAGAAGAATCTTCTTTAGATACAATCAATAATTAATTAATTAATATATAATAAAATGGCAATTTTTAACGGAACAGATTTAATATTAAAAGTTTCTCCAAGTAGTGGAGGATCAGAGGCGAAATTAATGCACTCGCAAAACGTATCAATGTCAATGAACGTTGACACAATAGACATTACAACAAAAGACTCGGCAGGTTGGAGAGAGCTTTTAGGAGGTACTAAAAGTTTTTCATTAAGTGCTGATGGTCTTATGGATTTTTCAGCAACCGCTGGAGACACTGACGTAGCAGAATTATTTGACCAAATGTTTAACAGGACTGCGGTAACATTTACTTTTGCTTTAGCTACTCCGGCTGGTTACACTTTAACAGGTAGCGGGTTTCTAACATCTTTAGAAATAAGCGGTGGTACAGAAGACGCTCCAACTTACTCATGCTCAATAGAGGGTACATCTGTTTTAACTAAAACCGCTGTATAATGATTTTATCGTTGTCGAGGTTGGGGGTTATACTCCGCCTCTTCAATGATAGTTTAATAATAACGATAAAAAAAAACGATAAAAAATGTACGAAATAGTAATTATAAACGGAATTGATTTTCCTGTTAGGTTTGGAATGAACGCTTTAAGAATGTTTTGTAAAGACACAAACAAGGCTTTGAGCGATTTGGATAAATTAGGCGATTCAATGAGTTTAGATGACGCTTGTTATTTGATTTTAAACGGAATAAAAGACGGATCAAGAGTAAGCGGTCAAGAATGTTCTTTAACTGTTGATGGTGTAGCAGATTTATTAGACGAAGATTTTGAAGCTTTAAATAAAGTTTTAGAAGTATTTTCTACTCAATTTAGTGCTAAACTTGGAAACGAGGGAAACGTCAAAGCCGCAAAGAAGACAAAAGCGGCAAAGAAATAGACTGGGATACTTTAGAGGCGGTTGCTTATGGTCTCGGATTATTACCAGATGAGTTTTGGAATTTAACTTTTCATGAATTTTTTTTAATTCAAAAAGGTCGAAACGACGTAATAGAATCAAAAGAAAAGAGGGAATGGGAACGAGTAAGATGGTTAGCTTGTTTAATGTTGCAACCACATACAAAAAAAGGACAAAATTTAACGCCAGAAAAACTAATTAAGTTTGAATGGGAACAACAAGAACAAACAAAAGATGTTAATAAACAAAAAAAGAGGGCTGAATATTTAGTTAAAAAATACGATTTAATAAATAAAAAAAATGGCTGAAAAGAATTTAAGCGTAAAACTATCTTTAAACGATAAGCAGTTTCAAAGTAATTTAAAAAAGTCAACTCGAAGCCTTAAAAAGTTTGGTGCTAGTATGCAAAGAACTGGTCAAACATTGACTAGAAATTTAACTTTGCCAATAGTAGGACTTGGAGCTTTAGCAGTTAAATCATTTGATGCTCAAGCTAAGGCAGTTGCTCAAGTAGAAGCTGGTCTTAAATCAACTGGAGAAGCTGCTGGTTTTACTTCTGAAGAGCTGCAAAAGATGGCAGCAGATTTACAAACTAAAACTCTTTTTGGAGATGAAGATATTTTACAAAATGCTACTGCTCAACTTTTAACATTTACTAATATAGCTGGAGAGCAATTTGCAAAAACACAAATAGCAGTTACAAACTTAGCTACCAAATCATTTAAAGGAGATTTAAAGTCTGCAAGTATTCAATTAGGAAAAGCATTAAATGATCCAGTTGCAAATTTATCTGCATTAAGTCGAGCTGGAATTCAATTTAGTGATGAGCAAAAAGCAGTAATTAACAGTCTTGTTGAAACAAACAGACTAGCAGAAGCTCAAAATTTAATTTTAAAAGAATTAGAAGTTCAATTCGGAGGATCAGCAGAAGCGGCGGCTAAAGCTGGATTAGGTCCATTCCAACAATTAGGAAATCAATTATCGGATGTAAATGAACAACTAGGAGCTATAATAGTTGAGGGAATAGAACCATTAAAAAAAATGCTTCAATCTTTAGCTGATACTCTTTCAGCAACTTCAAAAGAAACAAAAGAATCTATTGTTAAATTTGGAGCTTTAACTGCTATAATAGGACCAATTTTAATAATACTTGGGAAATTAGTTACTGCATTTGCAACTTTAAGAAAATTCTTTTTGTTAAAACTTTTACCAGCTTTAAAATTTGTTTTTAATGCTTTTAAATTATTAACTCCACAAGGAAGAGTAATAGGTGCTGCTTTAGCTGCTGCAACTTTTCTTACTGCTAATTATGATAAAGTTGTTGATGTATTTAATAGAGTTAAAGATGCTATTTTAGGAGTTAGCAAAGCTCAAAAAGGTTTAGATTTTACAAAACAAACTCCACAAAGAATGCCATCAGACATTTTACAAAGTATGGCAAGTGGGAGAGCTGTTAATCCTGTTACTGGAAAACCATTTTTTACACCAAAGAAAAAGCCTAAAAAAAACATTAATAAAAGTGCTGTTCTCGATAGAATTGAGCCAATTAAAATATTATCTTTAGAATTAAACAAGGTAGCAGAATCATTTGACAATGCGGAAAAAACCGCCACAGGTTTAACAGAATCTTTAACCCCTTTTGAAGAACTAGGCAATAAAATTACAAATAGTTTTCAAAGTTTTGGAAACACAATACAAGGAGTATTTGCCCAATCTTTACAAAGTAGCGAGGGATTTTTTAATTCATTTATAGAGGGGTCAAAACAAGCTTTTAAAGCTATGTTGGCACAAATAGCCGCTATGGTTGCAATGAAATCAATTTTAGGTGCTTTTGGGTTTGGAAGTCTTGATTTAGCCGCTGGATCATTTAGTAAGGGTATAATGAATATATTGCCATTTGCAAATGGTGGATTAGTTACTGGGGCTACTCTTGGGTTAATTGGTGAGGGTGCTGGAACAAGCATAAGCAATCCAGAGGTAATAGCACCTTTAGACAAATTAAAATCAATGATTAGCGACACAGGAGGCGGCAATGTAGAAGTTTATGGAACAATAAAAGGATCAGATATTTTACTAAGTAGTGATAGAGCAAAAAACAATAGAAACAGAACAAGAGGTTACTAATGGCAAGAGAAAGAAAATTTAGACTTAAATTTCAAAGTGATTCTGGCGTATTTTATCAGATTAATATTTTTGATAACGATGGCTTAACTGATGTTTTATATGAGCCTAATTTAGGTGTTAATGGTTTTGAATTGACATATCAAAACAAAGACCAAGACCGCTTTACTGGTTTAATTCCTAGCGAATGCCAGTTTGAAATTTATATTGAGGGCAATGCACAGCAGCAAGAAATAAATAAAATAAAGGCTGCTGAATATGGTAGGTATCAAATGGAGATACAAAGAAGCGAAACAACCGACACGACTGGTGAATATAGTTTATACTGGTGCGGTAATTTGTTAAACGACATATCACCAGAACAAGACGTTGCTTACCCTAAAAAGTTTACTTTAACAGCAATATGCGGATTGGCTGCTTTGCAAGATGTTCAATTTGACGATGGCGTTGGTTATTCTACTCCCTCGTCTTATCAAACTTTACAATATTTTGGTTATGCTTTAAGATTGCAAGTTGCTACAACTGTTTTCTGGGGAGATTCAGACCCTTATATATCCACTTATGTTGACTGGACTACTCCAAACATGACACATGCCGCTAACCGAGACCCTCTAGTCTATTCTAGGTTTAATTTTATGGCATTCGTTGAATTAGGAGAAAACGGAACTAAAACATATTCTAGTGCATTTGATTTATTAAATGGAATTTGTAAAGCTTTTGGAATGCGTTGTTTTTTAGCAGATGGCAAATGGAACATTATTCAAGTTAATTATTATGATAATTGGACTACTGGAAACACTCATTTTTATAGAAATTACTATAAAGCTAATACATTGCAAGGAGTACCAAATGAAAGCGGTAGTGTTAGCGGTGTTATTTCAGAGGGTACAAATATAAAAAGACTAGCTAATGGCGATTTTGATTATTTAGCGGTGTTAAAAGAAGTTATAGCAGAATATGATAAAATAAACGCTTTTAATATTCCTTTTATTTCTTATGATAATAACAGCGGATCAACATATCCTTACGCTTTTAATTTTAATGAGATTCCGATATGGAACGGATATAGATATTCAGATTTTCAATATAGCGGAGGTAATTATGCCTTTAATAATAGTGCTAATAATTTATTAACGATTAATTTAGGGGAAGTAGTAGCACAAACAGGAGCAACATTATCTTTTAAAAGACGTTTTAATTATGGTTTAATTGATGGTAATGAATTTACTCCATATTCTTCAACAAATATTTATGAATATTCCCAAAACCAATGTAAAGTCGTTATTACTGGGCGTTTTAAATTAGTCGGTGCATCAGAAACTAAATACGCTCGAATTTATCCAGGCGGAGAGCAATGGGTTGATAACGATAATTACTTTCTTACTGGGGCAACATTCCAAAGTTATTTATTTAATCAAAATGGTTTAGTCAATGAAATAACAATGACAGGAGACACCGCAGAAATTCCTTTTGATGGTCAATTATATGCTGAATTTTACGCCACAGTTGAATATAGTTTACAAGGTTGGACAAGTACGATTGTAACTCCAACCACACCAACAGCGGATAATTTATTAATTTTTTCTGCTCCATCTTACGACAACACAGAGGGCATTAATTATAATGTTGATGGAACTACATCTGCGGTACAAATTTATAAAGCTAAAAACAGTCCAAGCGGAACACCACTTTTAACAGGCGATATTTATGAGGTTGGCAAATTATATATTGGAAGCGGCGGAACTGGGGTAGGAAACTTAGAAACATTTAATTTAACAACTTTAACATGGGAAGTTAACCCACAAGGATTTAGAGCTTTTAATAGCGGCTCTTATGTGCCTTTAACAAAATTGTTAGTTCAAGAGATATTAGATGGTCAGCAAGCTGGATCTGGTGTTTATAATGGATCATTAAAAATAACTGATAAAACAAAATTTACATATTTAGATGGCATTACTATTAGCGGCTCGAATTATATGCCCTCTCAATGCACATTTAACGCTAACAGCGACACTTGGAACGGAGATTATTACGCTTTAAATTTAAGTGGAGAAACACAAGTAATAACAGTTGGGGTTTATAATGGAAATCAATCAAATATAGGAAACACTCCAACGAATTGGACTGGAATATTAAATTAAATATAAAATGAGTACATACAACTATTTAAAAAATAAAAGCATATTAATTGTTACTCAAAGAACATCTGACGCAACGACAACTGATTTAGAGGTCGCAGCAAACTCAACGGCGGCAAGAACTTTATTATTTAGCGGAGACAAAGTTGTTTTAATAAGTACAGACGGAACAAATTATGATTTAGTATTAAGCTCAAATTTCAACTATAACGACAGTCGAATTAGTTTTGTTTCATTTGATTTTGAAAAGATAATAGAGGCTGGAAGTTTAATTATATTAAATCAAGAGTATTACTGTAATACTTTATTTAGAAAAAACAGTTTAAATCATTTACATTTATACCAGCAAGGAAACACGCATGGGAACGATTTATTAATGGCATTTACTCAATATAATTTTAATGTTAATTCTGGGGCAATTTTAGCTAGTGGAGATTCTAAAGGTAATAACTGGGGGGCTAGATATGGATTTTTTAACGCTCCTCATAATGGATGTCAAGTAGAGAGAATAAATTATAAATTTACTACTAATGCTGGGGCTGGAGAAATATTTGTTTTTAGCTTATGGAAAAAACCTGTAACAGAAAATGGAACTACCGCCACACAATTAACTTTGATTGATAGCTATTCAATGACCAGTCAAAATAATGCGGCTTATGTATTTTCTGCTAGTATTACTCCAAGTTTAGCAGATGGGTCTTTAAATTCAAATGACGTTATAATACCAAGTATAAAAAAAGAGGGAACAAAAGTAAGCTCAACTAAAATGTATGGAGATATTGAAATTTTAACATCTTTTGATCCTAGAACGAGCGTAATTTAAAAAAAAATGAAACAATTTATAAAAGAAAATATTGACGTTTTTAGTATTAACACAGTTTCGTTAGGTTTAAGCCTTACGCAAGTACATACAATTTTACAAATAATAGCTTTATGTGTTGGTATATTTTATACCATTGACAAAATAATTTATTTTAGAAAAAATAAAAAGTAATGTTTAATTTAGGAACTTGGACAAAAAGTTTAAATAAGATTAATAATATGAAACATTTTAATAAAGATGAGTTTACTTGCGATGGTGTAAATTGTTTTGATAAAATGAATGCTAATTTATTAAAGATGTTAGATGACGCCAGAGAATTATCTAATACACCTTTTAAAATTACAAGCTCATGGAGAAGTAAAGAAAAAAACGAATCATTAAAAAACAGCTCTAAAAATAGCAGTCATTTAAAAGGTTTAGCTGTTGATATTGCTTGCGATAACGGAACAAATAGAATAAAAATTATAACTGCATTAATAAAAGTGGGTTTTACTAGAATCGGAATAAGTAAAACATTTATTCATGTTGACGTAGATAACAGTAAAAACAATTCTATATGGACTTATTAAGCGGTTTATTTAGTAGCTTGTTTAAAGAAGCAGAAGGAATTTTAGACACTACCATAACAAATAAAGAAGAATTACAACAAGTAAAAAACGAGCTTCAAAAAATAGTTAATGATGCTGAAAAAAATGCAGCAAATCAAGTAACAGAACGATGGAAATCAGATAATTTAAGCGATAATAAATTAAGCAAAAACATTAGACCAATGTCTTTAATATTTGTTACAGTTATATTTGTTATTATTTCATTTATGGATGGCAATCTAGGAGATTTTAAATTAAACGAGTCTTACATACCAGTATATCAGACTTTATTACTTTCTATTTATGGGGCTTACTTTGTAGGTAGAACGATAACTAAAATTAAAAAATGAACAAAAGATATAGGCTAAAACAAGACGAATGGAAACTAATAGACGAATATAGAGCAGATAAAGAAGCTAAAAGCTTACTAGCTGGAGAATGTGAAGAAGTAGGCATTGATATAAATTCGGTTTCTCATTATTGGTATAAAAGTAAAAAGTTTTCAATTTTTGCAAAGCCAAACGAATTCACAAGAAATGAGTTTTTAAAGTCTATTGAAGAATTAATATCTAATTACAGCCCCTCATATCCTCAAATAGATTATCCAAAAAGAGAAGATGGACATTTATTAATCATTAATCCAGCAGACGTACATATAGGAAAATTTGCGGACTCTTTAGAAACTGGAGACGACTATAATATAGAAATAGCAAAAGAACGAGTTAGAGAGGGTGTAAAAGGTATTTTAAGGAATGCGGAGGGCTATCCATTAGAAAAAATTTTATTTTGTATTGGTAATGATATTTTACACACAGATACGTCTTTATCTACTAATGGAACAACAAAAGGAACTCCACAAGATACAGATGGCAAATGGTTTAGACATTTTACAGAAGCTTTAGAGCTTTATGTTGAAATTGTTGAAATGCTTATTCAAATAGCCCCAGTGGATTGTGTGCATTCAATGAGTAATCATGACTATATGAGCGGATTCCATTTAGCACACGCATTAAAAAGCTGGTACAGAAATACAGATAGCGTTAAAGTAGATGCAGAGCCTAAGCATAGAAAGTATTATAGTTGGAAGAATAGTTTAATAGGATTAACTCATGGAGACGGAGCAAAGCTAAATTCTTTGCCTTTGCATATGGCACAAGAGGAGCCTATAATGTGGGCAAATACTAAATATCGATATTGGTATTTACATCATTTACACCACAAACAAAGATATAAATTTATGAGTAGCTTTGATAATATAGGGGTAACAGTTGAATTTTTGCGTTCTCCTAGTGGATCAGATTCCTGGCACTATCAAAAAGGTTATACTGGAAGCATTAAAGCGGTTGAGGGCTTCGTTCATAATAAATATGGTCAAATAGCACATTTAACACACATTTTTTAGTATATTTGTATATAGTTTTTTAAATGTATATACTACATTGTGTTTTTGTTGTTCAAGGGGGGTTAATTAATTTTAGCCCCTTTTTTTATCTTTAAATTAATAAACTTAATTCTTTTTAACTTTTTTATAAAATTATTTTAACCTAGTAGAATTATAAAAATTGCTTTTTTTTGCATTTTTATTGTGAATAAGTTTGCACAATTAAAAAAAGCTTGTATATTTGTACCAACAATAACACTAAAACACAAAACAATGACTAAATTAAATAACATATCAAACGGAACTAAACTAGACATCAAAATTGCTTTTGATTATGGAAAAAACCTTTTAGTTAAAGGTGATTATATTTATAATGTAGATGTTGAAACAATGCAAGAGGTAAAAGAGTTTTGGAAGTCTTTAGGCGGTTCTTTTACTTTATTAAATGCTTTTGAATTAATTAGAAAATCAAAATAATAACAATGGGGAGAGCAATCTTCCCTTTTTAATAACTAACTAAAACACTAAAACAATGACAAAAAAAGATTTATTAATTATGCAATCTATTGCGGAGTTCCGCAAAATGCAAGAGATGGAGTTAAAAAAAGCCCATTACGAGTTAGCAAACGATAATGAAACATTATATAATTATCATTACGGAAGAGCTGATGGATTAAAATTAGTCATAGACAGATTAGTAATTATAGAAAAAACAAAATGAAAGATTTAGCAAAAAAAGAGTTTTTAAAGGATCAAGCAAGGCTTGAATTAGGAACGCAAATACAATTTATAGATTATAGCTTTGATGATTTTATTATCTACTCGGCTATTTTAGGCGGTTTTACCGCTATTATTTACTTTCTGACTAATATTAGTCCAGAATTATTATTTTCGGCTCATTTAGGGGCTTTAATCACATTATTAATATTTTATATAAAATTTGGAACAAAATGAAAAAATCAGTAAAATCAATTAAACAAGATGGCTCTTTTGAGTCGCAGTGGGGTACGTTTTTTAAACACATAATAGAGTTTGAGGATGGAATGATTGCAGAATATTTAAGCAAAACAGAAACTCAAAATAAATTCATAGTGGGTAAAGAAACAGATGTTGAGTTGACAACACGAGAATATAACGGAACAACTATAAATAAAGTAAAACCAGTTTCTACTGACTTTAAGACAAACAACAACTACTCTAATAAATCAAAAGATAATGTTCAAGAGTTGATAGTAAAACAAAATGCACTTACAAACGCTTGTAATATAGTTGGGGAGTCTGATGTTGCAAAGATTTTAGAAATAGCTGACGCATTCAAAGAATGGGTATTAAATGACGTTAAACCAACTAAAAATAAAAACAATGATTTACCATTTTAAAAAAAGAGATAGAATGGCTAATTACGACTTTGATAATTCTTATTGTTTCAAAAGTGGTTATCCTAATGGCGATTTATTCCAACTTAATAAAAAAGCTACTAAGATAACTGTTTCTGATGATTGCTTAATTGTCGAGGTGGCAGATTGGTATTTAACGCCAAGCGGATCATTTACAGAACAAACGATTAAAAGACGTTTAGAATGTGAATTATTACAAAAACAATATTTAGAATATAAAAAAATAATAAATGACTAAAAAAGAAAAAATAGACAAAATTTTAAAAGAATCTCATTTAATCATTAATAATTCTACTGGAACTGATATAAGCAAATCTGCAAAAGAAAACGCTAGAAAAGAAAGTAGAAAAAAATTAAAAGAATTAAAGGAAATAGATATAGATATTTATAATCGTGTAAAAGTTGAATTTGATGGATAATTTAGAAACAATAAAAAAAACAGCTTCGTTAGTTAATAATATAAGTATAAAAGAATTAGAAAGCAAAACTAGACTCAGATATATTGTTGATGCTCGTAGGATGGTATTTGCTGTTGCTAGAACTTTATTAGGTATGTCATATTTACAAATAGCTAAAAGGTTTAATATGAATCATGCTAGCATAATCCACCACGTTAAACAGCATAAAAATTTTATAAAATACGATGTTTTTTATACAGAAAAATATAACACTATTTTAGAATTATTTAAAAACGAAATTGGATTTGTCAACACAAATGAACTAATAGAAGAAATTAAAAGACTAAAACAAGAACTAAAAACCAATAACAATGAGTAAAAAACTAACACAAAAAGAGCAAGTATTAAATCATTTAAAAGATTATGGATCATTAACTAGCTGGGAGGCAATTATGGATTATGGAATAACAAGACTAAGCCACCATATATACTGTTTAAGAAAAGATGGTTTTATAATACCAGATGAAAGGATACAAGTAGAAACAAGATTAGGAAGAACAACAATAATATCTAAATACAGTTTAAGAGATGCAATATAAAAGAATTTATCATCCATATTTTTTGTGGGAAGATTATAAAAATGGATTATATGAAAATAAAATACAACCAGAACTAATTGAATCTTGTGTAGAATTATTACAAAACAGAAAACATTTTTATCAATCTGCTAAATTACTTACTAGAACTTGGATTTATTGTAGTGATGTAAATCTTACTAATAATGAAATGAATAGAAAAGCTTGGTTAGGACAAGCGACCTGTTGTTTTCGTTTTAAAGCTAATTCAGAAACAGTTATAAATGCGTGGCATAAACTAACAGATATTCAAAAAGAAGAAGCTAATGACATAGCAGAAATAGTAATAAAAGAATTTATTAATAAAAAAATTGAAAAATTATGCCCAAAATTAAACTTGGAATAAACGTATATGAAGCAGCTAAACAAAGAGTTAGTTGGTCATTTGATTACTTTGAAAAATTATATATTAGTTTATCTGGAGGTAAAGATAGTACGACAATGTTTCATATTGTTATGGATGAAGCAATTAAAAGAAATAAAAAAGTTGGTGTTTTTATTGTCGATTTGGAAGGTCAATACAATCTTACCATTGAAAACATTAATAATTTAGTAAACGAATATAAAGAATATATAGATTTGTATTGGGTTTGTTTACCTATTTCTTTGAGAAATGCAGTAAGTGTATATGAGCCAAAATGGATATGTTGGGATAATGATAAAAAAGAAGATTGGATCAGACCAATGCCTAAAAATTGTATAAAAGATTTAAATTATTTTCCTTTTTTTAAATATGGAATGGAGTTTGAAGAATTTATGGTTTTATTTGGTGAATGGTTTTCAAAAGGTAAAAAAACTGGTTGTTTTGTAGGAATAAGAACAGATGAAAGTTTAAATAGATTTAGAACTATTGCTTCATCAAAAAAAACAAAAATTGATGGATTACAGTACACAACAAAAGTATTAGATAGTGTATATAATTTGTATCCAATTTATGATTGGAAAACTTCCGATATTTGGATATATCATGCAAAGTATCCAAAAAAATCTTATAATAAGTTATATGATTTAATGCATGGTGCTGGATTAAGTATACATCAAATGAGATTGTGTCAACCATATGGAGATGACCAAAGAAGAGGATTATGGTTATTTCATTTAATTGAGCCAAATACTTGGGCAAAAGTAGTTGCAAGAGTAAATGGAGCAAATAGTGGAGCTTTGTATGTTATGGAATCTGGAAACATTAATGGATATAACAAAATTTCAAAACCAAAAAATCATACATGGAAAACATTTGCTGAAATGTTTGTTTCCTCTTTACCTCCACAAACTAAGGAACATTTTGAAAATAAAATACTATTATTTCAAAAATGGTGGATAGCTCGAGGTTATCCAGATGGAATCCCAGATGAAGTAGACCAAGTTTTAGAATCAAAACGATTAGCTCCAAGTTGGAGAAGAGTTTGTAAAACATTATTAAGAAATGATTATTGGTGTAAAGGATTAGGGTTTTCACAACATAAATCTGATGCGTATAAAAAATATCTTTTATTAATGAAAAAAAGAAAACAAAAATGGAATGTAAATCAACTAACTATAACAAATAAATAAATGAAAACACAATTTAAAAATTTACTTAAAAAAGTAGAAAAATTAAACATAGAAGAAAAAGTTAAAATAATAAATGATTTTAAAATAATGATGCATGAAATTAGTCCATTTAATACTGAGCCAGTAGATTGTGTATTGTGGGTTAAAAATAATAAAGTAAGTGCAAATGATTACAATCCAAATTCTGTAGCTCCTCCAGAAATGGAATTATTAAGACTATCTATTGCTAATGATGGTTATACTCAACCAATAGTAAGTATGAAAACAGATAATGAAAATAGAGAGGTTATTGATGGTTTTCATAGAAACAGAGTTGGTAAAGAATGTAATGATATACAATCAAGAGTACATGGTTATTTGCCAGTTGTTACAATAAGAAATACACAAGAAAATAAAGGAGATAGAATTGCATCAACTATTAGACATAATAGAGCTAGAGGTAAACATAGAATAGATGCTATGTCAGAGATAGTCTTAGATTTAAAAAAGAGAAATTGGAGTGATAAAAAAATATCAAAACAATTGGGTATGGATCAAGATGAAGTTTTAAGATTAACTCAATTAACTGGATTATCAGAATTATTTAAAAATAAAGAATTTTCAGAAGCTTGGGAAGCTGAAATAATTGTTGATGACTTTGAAAAAATAACAGATGAAATTAATTAGAGTTAAAAAAGATAACAATTTTACTACTATTAATAATGAGTTTATTTTTAATAAAAATTTAAGCTTAAAAGCTAAAGGTTTATTATGCCATATTTTAGCTTTGCCAAATGATTGGACTCTTTATGTTGAGGAGGTTGGTAATTGGCACACAGACGGAAAGTCTGCAATTTATTCAGCTTTTAAAGAGCTTACTTTAAACGGATATATGCAAAGAGAACAAATAAGAGATAGTAAAGGAAAGATTGTTAAATGGAACTATTTAATCTTTGAAAAACCACATACCGATTTTCAAGATGTTGATAATCAAGATATAGTTAAACAAGATGTAGATAATCAACCACTACTAAATACTAATAATACTAAAGACTTAATTAAACTAAATACTAATAATAGTAAAACAGAGCGGATTGAATATCCATTTGAGTTAAATGTTGAAGCTTGGGAAACTTGGAAAGAGTTTAGAAAAAAAGAATATAGAAAATCTTATAAAACTCTTGGAGAAAAAGCAGCAATAAAAAAACTTCTTAAATTATCTACTTCAAAAGAAGAACAGGCTTTAATTATTGAGCAGTCAATGGAAAATGGTTGGATCGGAATTTTTGCTCTTAAAAGCGAAAAAAAGAGAAAGATTAACGATTTAATGAATGAGTATAATAAAGGATTAGAAATTTTAAATAAGCAATTCGATGACTAAACAAGACACAATAGATTTAAACTTATTAATAGCAACTTTCAGATGTTTTAATGAGCAGTTATACAATTTAAAAGGAGTACACTCTGGAATAGTAAAAATGAAGTTTAATAGACTTTTAAAGGTATCTAGCCAATATGAAAAGGAGATAGTTAAATGGACTGACGGAAGCGAAGAGCTGGAGCAAGTTTATGATGAGTTAATGGAAATTATAATAAAGGTTAAAGAATTATCAAATGAATAAAACAAAACAAATTTGGTATTTATATAAAAACGATTTAAAAGGTTTAAAAAATGATTGTTATAAAATATTACAAGAGTTATTTATACAACTCGGTCAAAAACCAGAGTCTGAAATGGTTGTAATTTTAACTAATACATTTGTAGATGATTTAGCTACAAAGTACAAATCAATGGAGTTAGAAATGGTCAAATATGCTTTAAACAAAGGATTAAGAGAAACTGATCCACCTATATTTATAAATGTTCCAACATGGAATAAATTTTTGAGAGATTTTAAAAAGTCAGAACAACTTAAAAGGCAAACAAATCAAATTGAGGAATATACAATTTATAAGAAAAGACTGGAAACAATGGGAAAGCATTTAAAAAATAGAGAGGTTATTAAGATTGGAGATGGAAATAATAAAAAGCATAAATTTGATAGTTAAAAAAATATATGACTACAATTAGCAAATTAAAAAAGAAGTTAGATAAAATATTTAGCGAATATATAAGGTTAAGGGATTCTGATTATAAAGGTAATTGTAAATGTATATCTTGCGGAAAAGAAGCTCCAGCATTTGGAGGATCAATTCATGCGGGGCATTTATTTAGCAGAAGATATTTGTCTATAAGATTTGACGAAAAAAATGTTAATGCTCAATGTAATTACTGCAATACTTTTTTAAATGGCAATCAAATCAAAGCAGCTAGAGGAGTTGAAAATAAATGGGGTAAAGGTACAGTAGATGAGTTAGAAGCTAGAATGCACGTTATAACAAAACTCAATAGAATAGATTATGAAGAAGCCATTGAATATTACAAACAAAAGATTAAAGAACTTAATTAACAATTCAATCTTAATAACTCTAATAGAGCAAGGATTTGACATTGAATTTATTTTATATATTTACAAACGATGAAAAAAACAGTAATAATAGAAGCTGGAATTAATAAGGTCAGCACTTTAGCGGATGGCACAATAAGTATTAATTTACACTGCCAAGAAATGCCAGACGAGACAATGATGAGAGTTTTTAGCTTACGCAAATGTCCAGGAATGGTTTTAATTAGTTCTGATGACATAAGCAAAGCAGAACAAGAAGAGGTTGAGCAATTTACAACAGACTTCGAGATAGGTAAAACAAAAACGTCTAGCCAAAGATTAAGAGCAGTATTATATAGGGTATGGGAACAAGGCGAGCAAGCTTATGATTTTCCTATTTGGTATGAATCGCAAATGGAGAGAATAATTAATAAATATAAATCTAGTCTTGATTAAGCCAACTAAACATCAAAAAATATGGATAAGGAAAAACGATAAACCTGTCTTAAAATTGCCTAAAATTATTAATAGCGATATTGGCTTTCAATTAATGTTTGGTTATTATGAAGATTATAGAAAGTATGTTGATAAATGCAATAAGTATAATTATAATTATTATACAAAAATTTACAGCTTAAATAGATTTAAAAAATGAAAGTGATAGCATCTGTATCGGTTGAGGTACAAATTGAGGAGAATGAATCAATAGACGAAGCACAACAAAGAGCAATAGACGAATTAATAGACAGTTTAGATGATTGGATTAATAATGATAATTCAATACCGCCAATAATTAAAATAGATTATTTAATACCAGACATATCAATTAACACAAAAAAATTTATTAATTAATGCCAAGTTTACCAAAGGGAAAGAAAAAAAAATGGATTGCAAGCTCTAAGATTAAAAATAAAAAAAGTAATAACAGCACTACAATAAACGCTGATTTTTATAATAGTAGAGCTTGGAGAAATTTAAGAAAATTCCACATTCAACAATTCCCTTTTTGTAAATGGTGTAAAGAGGAGGGAAAATTGACAATAGAAAAATTAATAGTGGATCATATAATTGAGATTAATGATGGTGGCGATATGTTAAATCAAGATAATTTACAGACTCTTTGTTTACCACATCATAATCAAAAAACACAATGGAATAAAGCAAAAAGATTAAAAAAATGAAATATAAATGTAAGTGTAAAGAGTTTGAAATAAAAAAATCAACAATAGTTATTATAGAAAATAGTGTTTTAATTAAAGAATCATTTTGTAATAAATGTAATACTTATGGAAAACCAATAAGAGAGTTTAAAGGTTGGGGAAATATTACAAGCAAAAAAGGAGGCAAAGTATGAATTTAGTATTTAAAATAATATTAGTAATTTTATTAATTTACATTTTCTTTGTAGTATGGATTAATTATTTAATACACAAAAGATATAATAATCAAAAAAAAAATATAGATAATTTAAAAATAAATAACAATGAGTAAAACCAATTATAAGGTTAATAAAATCCCTAATTATTACATTGGAGAGGTTTACAATTATGAATGTAGGAAAATAATAGAAGACTTTAATTTAAGTTATAACATTGGATCAGCCGTTGCATATTTGTTAAGAGCGGAACGTAAACACGAAACATCATTTGATTGCATACAGAAAGCCATTAATCATTTAGAGTTTGAATTAGATAAAATAAACAATAGAGAAAAATGAATAAAGTAGATACATTAATTAGTTCTGCTAATAAAATAATTGAAAAACAACATAAGTTAATAGAGGATCAACATAATATTATTAATGAATTTAATATTTTGTTTAAAGGTTTAGAGTTAAGAAATGAATTACAATATAAACAGATAAAGGATTTGCAAAAAGAATGTATAAATATAACTAATGAGTATATAGATAAATCAATACGGGGGGGCGTATAAAAAGTATTAAGGGTACTAGCGTACATCGTATGGGGTACCTT